TCCCAGCTGTCGTGGATTCAGAAGAACCCGGCCGAGGCGCTGGAGGTCATCTCCCGCAACCTCTCCGAAGCCATCATGGCCGACCAGCTGAACACCGCTATCGCCGCCCTGGTTGCCGCGATCAGCAACGTGGCCGGCGCCACCAACGACGTGTCCGCCACTGCAGGCGTGACCTACGGCGCGATCAACGGCGCTCACGCCAAGTTCGGCGACGCCTCCGGCCTGCTCGTGGCCCAGGTGATGACCGGCGAGGTGTTCCATAAGCTGGTCGGCCAGAACCTGGCCAACGCGCAGCAGCTGTTCAACAGCCAGTCGGTCAACATCGTTGACATCCTGGGTCGCCCGGTGATCGTTACCGATGCCCCGGCGCTGTTCGCCGCTGGCGACCCTGCGGCGACTCCCGCTGTGCCTGCCAAGCAGAAGGTGCTGTCCCTGGCCGACTCCGCGGCCATCGTCCACGACGGCAGCGACGTGGTTACCAGCGTCCAAACCAGCAACGGCAAGGAGCGTATTGAAACCACGTTCCAGGCCGACTACAGCTTCGGTCTGGGCCTCAAGGGTTTTGCCTGGGACATTGCGAATGGTGGCAAGTCCCCGACCAACGCCGAGCTGGCGACCGGTTCCAACTGGGACCTGTTCGTCAACAGCGTGAAGTCGAGCGCTGGCGTGATCACCATCGGCGACGCTTCCAAGTAACCGATAGGGGCGGGCTCCGGCTCGCCCCGTTTCGCTGGAGACTGAGATGTCCGAACAGAAGATTGCATACGTTGAACATCCGGTTACACCGGAACGGAAGGCCGAGCTGCGAGCTCAGGGCTTCAAGATCATCGACGCTCGATTCGCGCCACCTGGCGAAGTAGTCGAGCCGCAAGACGAGGCGCCCAAGCCGCGCGCCCGCAAAACCAAGCCAGAGCCGACCGAGGCCGAGTAAATGACCGAGTACATCACCATCGCGCAGGTCGACGGCCTGCTGGGGTCTGACTGGACCACCGAAGACAAGAAGGCCCGCGCGGTGCTGATGGCTAACACCTGGCTCAGTGCAAAGCCGCTGCCGGCGTTTGACGAGGTTCCCGCTGCGGTTGTGCAGGCGGGGGCGGAAATCGCACGCGAGGCGGCTGCTGGCAACCTCTATGCGGCAGCCGAAACCGGCGTACTGAGCAAGTCGGTCGAGGCTGACGGCGTGTCGAGCAGCAAGACCTATGCGAGCAATGCCCGCAAGGTCACCGCAGGCGAAGCGTTCGCGCTGGCCCTGTTGGCTCCGCTGCTCGGCCCTGCCAACCAGATAAAGCTGGTTCGGGGGTAGTTATGGGCTTGCGCGACGAGCTGACCGCCGATCTGGCGGAGGCGTTCGATACCGATCTGGCTGATGCGGTGACCGAGTTTCAGGCGGTCCACCACGGGCAGGGCGGCTATGACCCCGTCACCGGTGCTGTGACGCCTGGCGACGAGCCCTACAGCGGGCGCGGCGTAATCGGCGGGTATCGGGCCGAGGAGATCGACGGAACGCTGATTCTGGCGACGGACAAGAAGCTGACGGCCCTACAGGCTGAGGTGACTCGAGCGCCTGAGCCAGGCGACACCATCGCCGGCATGCGAGCGCAGAGGGTCGAACAAGACCCAGCCGGGGCAACCTGGCGTGTTCAGCTGAGGGGGTGACATGGCATTCGCGCTTGATCTGTCCAGGTTCATCGAGAAGGCCCAAGGCAACGCAGAGACGGTCGTGCGCAAGGTCGGCATCGATATGCTCGCCAAAGTCGTTGACCGCTCCCCGGTGGGAAATCCTGATCTGTGGGCGGTTAACGCCACCGCCAGCCAGTACAACAACGCTGTCAGCGAGTGGAATGCCACGCTGCGGGACGACCCGACGAATCTGACCAAGAGCGGGCGCCTAAGGCGCGGGCTTAAGGTCAACGACGGGATGGATATCAAGGCGCCGGACGGTTATGTCGGCGGCAGATTCCGCGGTAACTGGCAAGCTGCCTTCGACTCACGGCCGGAGGATGAAATCAGCCGCATCGACGCTAACGGCGCAGCGACAAAGGCGGCCGGGAAGGTTCTGTTCAATAGCTACACATCCGACGTTAAGTCGATATGGTTGGTGAACAACGTCCCTTATGCCTATCGCCTTGAGACGGGATATTCAACCCAGGCGCCGCAAGGCATGGCGGGCATCACAGCTGCTGAGTTTCAAACCTTCGTCGATCAGGCAGTGCGGGAGCTGGATACATGAGCAACAAGCTGATTCGCAGCCTGCTACAGGGCCGCCTGAACGCGTGGGCGACCGCCAAACCGATCCCGGTTGCATGGGACAACGTGAAATTCACGCCGCCGACCGGCTCATACATCCGCGCAAGCCTGCTGCCGGCTGACACGCAGAGCATCGATCTAGAAGGCGCCCATCGCGGCTATATGGGCCTGTTCCAACTGTCGGTGCATGTACCGCTAGGCAATGGCCCGAACGCAGCTGAGACGCTGGCAGAGGAGCTATCCGCCCTGTTCCCGATGACGCTACGGCTTGAGTCCGGCGCGTTCTGGGTGCAGATCACATCGCCCTGCAGCGCGTACCCCGGCATTCCGGGCGATACGCATTACATGGTGCCGGTCCGGTTCCGATACCGCGCCGACACCTAGCTGAAACTGGCTGCTTATACAGTGATGGCGTAGTAAAATGAACGAGCCGGACCCTGCGCTAACAGAGGCCCGGCTCTAACCAAGCCAACCTGTATCGGAGGCCAACATGGCTAAGACAGATCTTACCGCAGAATATGTGCGCGAAATATTGGACTACGACCCGGAGACGGGCGTTTTCATCCGCAAGGTGCGCACCGCTCAGTGCAATCAAGTAGGTGACAGGGCGGATAAGCTGGTTCTCGCCCCGATTGGCCGCGTCGGTTATCGCGACATCACAATCAAGAGCAAGAAATACCAGGCGCACCGCATCGCCTGGCTTCACTATTACGGCGAATGGCCGAAAGATCAGCTAGACCACATCAACGGAGAGCGCGGTGATAACCGAATCGCCAACCTTAGAGACGTGTCTGATCGCGTCAACAAGGAAAACACGCACGTGCCGCGCAAGCACAACTCAAGCGGCTACCTCGGCGTTCACTGGAGTAGCCAGCAGGGTAAATGGCAAGGTCGCATCGCCGTGCACGGGAAGAACAAGCACCTCGGGTTCTTTGAAGATCCTGCCGAGGCGCATCAAGCGTACATAAAAGCCAAACGGATTTACCACGAGGGCTGCGTCATCTAGGTCAACAACGAACAAAGAAACCTCGCTTCGGCGGGGTTTTTTATTGCCCGTAAAAAGGCGTTTAGCGGCCGCCCTAGAGGCGGTTATCCCATTGCCCGAAAGGGCGGCATCATGACGGCCGGTTCGGCCGCTAAGGAACTGCTATCAGTTTTTCAATTCCGGACGGTACTACCATCCACCTCGGCACCACCTTCGGCACGCCTGTTGCCATCACTGGCATCAGCAACGCCGCTACCGCAGTCGTCACCGCTGCCGCTCACGGCTTCGCGAACGGCGACATCATCGTTCTGAAATCCGGCTGGCAGCGCATCAACGAGCGAGTGTTCCGCGTGGCTGCTGCTGCTTCTGGCACTTTCGAGCTGGAAGGCCTGGACACAAGCGACACCAGCGCCTTCCCGGTCGGCACGTCCAGCGGTTCGGCCATGAAGGTGACCGCATTCACCCAGGTTAGCCAGGTGATCGGCATCAGCACTTCGGGCGGTGAACAGCAGTTCGCCACCGTCTCCCCGCTGGAATCCGACTTCGAGATCCAGATCCCGACCATGTACTCGGCTCAGTCCATCTCTATGGAGATCGGCGACGACCCGTCCCTGGCTGGCTATCAGGCTCTCAAGAAAGCCGCCGATGCTCGCGCCATTCGCCCGCTGCTGATGCAGAACAAGAACGGCTCGAAAATCTACTACTACGGCTACGTCTCCCTGAACGAAACGCCGACCAAGAACAAGGGCCAGGTCGACACCGTGAACAGCTCGTTCTCGCTGCTGTCGCGTCCGACCCGCTACGCGGCCTAACTGACAGCCATCTAGCAGACCTGCTGCAAAGGGTGCCGGAGACGGTCTGGCGCCCTCTTTTTTATCGAATCCCCATAGAGGAAACACACCATGGCTAAATTCAAACTCGCCGTTGCCCCTACCTTCAAGGCCAAAGTGGCAAT